CCGAATCTTGGCGCGCTCAGCTTCCAGCCGTACCGCTTCCGCCTGCTCATGGTCAGCAATGCGGGACTTAACGATTGCGGCAAAGTCGTCTGCAGGCTTCTGGCACAGCTGGCTGAAATCGTTGAACAGGAATTTATAGTCACCGGCATTTTCGGCAAGCTGCGCCATGTTTCCGCGAATCACCGCCGCCAATTCGTTGGCTTCAATCTTTGATTGTGCGGTCAGGTCGTCGCAGGCGTCTTTCAAGCTGGATATGGTGCGCTTGCCCTTCATGGCTCCAGCAAAGTCCGGCATTACCAGTGGCATGTATTGGCCCACGTCCAGGCTTCGCTGAAAGGTGTCGTAGTCCTGCTTTGCGGTTTGCAGGATTCCTAGCTTTAGCGTCTCTTTCTGATCCTTTACGAGCTTACCTAGCCTTAATCTAACCTGAGAAAAATCATTGCTGAGGGAGTCCATAAGCCGGATGGCTGCATCAACGCCAGCCATCTGCCCAATAACGTGATCTTTGGACGCCTTGAGCCGCTTTTCCACATCGGCACAGAACTTCACTGCCTTTTCGGCGTCTGCGAAATCGGTGTCTGTTTGCAGGTCCGTATTGATCTTGGCCAAGGTAGCGCGGGCGATGGCCTCAAACTCTCCAAGGTTCGACGCCTCGACCATGCCGCTTGCACGAACAACCAGAGCGGGGAGCGATTCAGGCGCCTTACCTTCGGCTTTGGGTTCTTCCGCTTCTGCCGGTATGTACTCGGCCAGGTCTTTGGCGAATTGCTCCCAGGCTGCAATCAAGCGCTCGATCCGCTTTTCGTCGCGCTCGTACCAGAACCACACGCAATCCTCTTTGCTGCCGTTGCTCGCCATAAATAAAATCTTCTCGGCGCCGGTCACCATCATCTGGTGGTCCATCTGCCATTTATAATGGTCTTCCAGCGTTTCGGCGGTAGCGGTGCGCAGCTTGTCGTTGAGGCTCTTGTGTTCGAAACCTAAAAAACCGCATAAGTCGAGCCCATCCATGCTCGCCAGATAAGTGCCGGTATCGTCCTCGCATGTAACTGGATAAAACTCTTCTTCGGCAATTTCCTCGGCATATGGCCGCGCCAGCTCTTCGAATTTATGGCCTTGGTCAAATATGCGCTGCTGGTGAGCATCCACCTCTGGCACAAGGCCGGTAGATTTCTGCTTCAACAGGTCGTTGCGCGTCATGTACTTGTGGTCGCCAAATACCGCCGCCGCCTCGCTGGCTGTGCGCTTATTTTTCCGCGCCTCATGCCAGTTATCATCACCCTGAACCATTCCCGATAAAATCTTCATGCTTCTGCTCCTTCTTCGAGCGCTAGGATTTGATCCCTTTGGAGGCTTGACAACGTTGCTTTGCTCTCAAGCATTGCCACAATATCTCCGGCCGACTTCTTGCCGCTCTCGACGATGGACTGCCATTGAGGAAACTTTTCGGCAAACCTGTCATCTGGGTAATGCTCAAGCTCTGGCTTCGCCGCCTCTTTCGGCTGCTCATAGCGTTGAGCATCGCCCATATCAACCACGCGCTCGGCTTCGTCCTGGTCATAAATTCCAACGTATCCAAAGGCTAATCGCGAAGCCTGGATCATTGCTTTGTGCCTAAAGAACCGCTTAGTGTGCGTCTGCCATGGCCCTTTCATTCCGGCCTTGAATGGTTCCCTGTAAACCTCGTCTAACCACTCGCGGATGACGACTGGGTGATCTCGATCCTTGCGGTAAATGACGCATTCCATCCACTCCGGCGCCGGTCGCGCTTCAGACATTGTCACCATGGTTTCAGAGGTTCGGAACTCCATGCCGTTAAACATCGGGTGCTGGTTGATGATCCGGCTCCACCCATCGACGCCAACAACAGGTACGATCCCGTTATGCTTATCAGGAAACGCATAGATCTCTTTCGTCCAGGGGTTTAAGCCGTACTGATTTGCCACCACCAGAAGCGCGGTCATTTGGGCGTCTGAAACGTCGCCCTTGAACGCAGTCTGCTTTAAGGTCTGAATCAACTCATTGCCGTCCTGGTCTGACATTCCCAGCTTTTCAGCCAGTGTTGACGTTAAATTGCTTAGCCCGCTCATACCACATTCCTCCTATTAAGTTCCCGTTCGGCTTTCGCCACGCTCTCAAAATCGATCAGAGAAAGGACGTGGCTCACGCCCGTATCCCTGGCTTCTTTCAATATCCGCACCGCTTCCTCCGGATCGCTGTCCAGCTTGCTGAAAGCCAGCTTGATTTCATCCCAGGCCAGATCCGAGACGGCTTCCATGACCTCAGCTTCGCCCATCCAGTCTTGGTCCAGGGTTCCCCACTTCGTTATCTCCGGGTACACGTAGGTTCCAAGGTCGCTCAGTATCTCGGCGGCTTCGTCCTTGATCTCCCACGACCGAGTTTCAATATCGCCGTCCTCGTCGATTGCGCGCTGGTTTTGTGCAGGTGATGTGGTCATTGGGTTGCCTCCGAATGTTGTTTGCATATTTGACCCGCCCGCTCGCACTGCTCAACGTCAAACCATCCCCAGTGACACTCGATAACGGGTATGCCCAGTTTTTCGGCAAGAATCTGATAAGCCTCAGAACGGATCAGCCCGTCGGTGTCCATCATTCGATTGAACAGAGTCTTGTTGTGCTTCCGGGCTCTGCGCAGCTCTGGGTTAGCAATCGTTCCCAGCGGAATGTCCGTCGCCGGATGGATCCCGACATAGGCGCCGCAGTCTTCGCAGAGATACACATAAGGCCAGTCGCCATAGCTTCGGCCGAGGCCATAAACTTCTTCGTGATGCCCGATAAATACTGAGGTTTTAGGGCCGCAATACCGGCAGGATTCAGGCATTGGTAGCGGGTTCTTGACTCGCTTCAACGCCTTCCTGCTCACAAATGGCAGAGGGTGAGGGGGTTCCAGTTTTTCCGTGCTGAATGCCCGTGGGTCGATGCTCATGCCGCCGCCCGCATCGTCTAGCTGCTTTTGGTGTTGTGCTGCGTTCATTGGGATTTCTCCTGCTTTTTGTTCGCCACGCGCCTTGGCCAGAGCAGCTTTTACTTTCCGTGAATCTTCGACAAAGCCTGTAAACCCCTTAGAAAGAAGAGCATCAAGAATCCTTACTGTGCCTTGAAGCGCCTCATAAAGATCAGGGGCTGCGGCTATCAAATGGGCGTTGGCAATAGATTGATCCGAGTCCCGCCAATTTCCGTTATGGTCCCTCATCTCACCAATGAAGCTCTTGTGCTTGGGAACGCCAATGTAGCGTCTGTTAGCGACCCAAGGCCCCGGAGTAAACTTTGGATCGCTCATGCCACCTCTCCTTGAACATGAACCCGCACACGCTCTGCATAGTCAGCAGCCCTGCGAAGGTTTTGTTGGTCGCTCTTGTTCAGATTTGCGCGAAGGTATGCAGGGATCTCATAAAACCCTGAGTCGCCGGGACCGGCCTCTCTAAAAACGGCGCGACTGCTTTCTGCGCCAAAGACCGCAACGCTTTGCTGCTCTTGAGTCGGGACTGTGCCCGGTAAAAATGATTGTTCATGGCTGCTTAACTCCGTGTTGTTTTGCTTAACACGAACTTTAGTAAACTTAACTTAAAAGGTCAAGAAAATATTCAATAAACTTAATTCTATTTCTTGAGATTGATTTTTCGTGCGACACAGCCGAGGGCGTTACATCGCAAGCGGCGGCGGCATCTTTCCCTTTTACGCCCGACACATCTATGGCGCGGGCAATTCTCTGGTGTAGCTCCATCCTTCGGAAATTAAGCGAATAGGCGTTAAGTATGTATGTGGGGTATTGCGCCATTGTATTAAGCATACTACACTGCTCCATATCGCAATCGGAGGTGCCCAGTGAATCTGGACCAAGTTCTTGAACACTTCAAAGTTAAACCGAACGAGCTGGCCGTAATTCTAAAGGTCACTCGCCCCGCCATTTCCCAGTGGAAGGCATCTGGCATTCCTGCTGGAAGGCAGTGGCAGATTGAGGCGCTGACCAAAGGCAAGCTCAAAGCTCAACAGACAGAGAAGGCAGCCTGATATGGGCAAGCGTACTGCCCAAATAGTCGCCCACGTATCCCCAGAAACGGCATCCATGTTCCGGTCAATGGCTGAACTTGAGGAAACGTCGTGCTCTGAAAAGGCGGGAGATCTCATAACCGAATACCTCGAATCAAAACAGTCTCAATACGAGGCTATGCGGAAGGTATTTGGGAGTGAACAGAACGATAAGTGACCGTGCGTGACGGTATGTCACTGACGGCTACACATTACCGAAAATGAATGGCTCGGACTTATTAGATTACCGCACCCTGCACGCGGATTAGTGCAGGCGCCTGAAACTGACTGAGGGCGCTATATGCAACCGGGTTAGGACCCTGGCCAGAGAATCAGCAGTTGCACAGCCCGAAGTGACCACGCTGCAGAAGATCGCGGTTCCTTTCACAACCTGGGTGATGTGTCGAGTGACTCACGATACGAGTCAGTTATTCAGGCATTAAAAAACCCCGGTCAAAGCCTGCCAGGGCTCCGGGGTTAATCAAATCAGATGGGAGTATTAGACCATGAGCACACGAAGACTTCAAGAATTAGCCAAGCGGGCAAAGATCGGATTTCTGCAATGGCGCATCAATCGCGCTCTCAGGAGGTTTGATAAGGCCCGCGTATTAACGCCTGAGTGTGGCAGGGCCTGGCTCAAACTCAGCACCCTGATACACACGCGCAATAGCCTTCGCACACCCGCTGACGTGGCTCAGATTGAGAAAGAGCGGGGGTTGGTATGAGCGGTTACATAAAACTATACCGGGGGATTACCGATAACCCAGTGTGGAACAAGGATCCTTACTCTGCTGGCCAGGCATGGATCGACCTGCTTCTGGCTGCAAACTTCAAAGAG